TTTCTATCCTTCTTATGTAGATTGCTAATCAATGGTTCTAACTCATACATCTGCATCTTATCTAGTACATATTCTGGCTCTAATCCACCTTCTATTACTAAGGCTGAATATATCTCCTCAGTGGTTAGGACTTTTTTTAGCATCCGTATTATTAGTAATGAATAGCTGCTGCTTCTCCAGTTCCTTCTTTAAGAAGTTCTGGAACTCTACCATAATACCCATATCTTCATCTATGGCTTCTATCAGTTCTTCAAAGGTTAGTGAACTGTCTGGATTATTAGCCATTAAGACACAGTAGAAGAATAGATATTCATCTGTAATAGTCTTTAACTCAAATGCCTTACCTGTAATCTGTTCATAGATAAATAAGGCTCTAAGTGTATATTTCAGTTTGTAGTCTTGTCCTTTAATAGTCATATCAATAAGTATTTAAAAAGAAAGCCTTTACACCTCCATAACCTAGAGATATAAAGGCTCTATATTAAGCTGTAGCAGTCTTTGTAAGTGCCCCCACACCTTCAAATGATGCTGTGAATGTTGCATTATCTCCGTTAGGTGCATTGGCTTCCAAAGCTGTGATAATCACTTTGCCAGAATATGTACCAGTAGTAGAAGGCAACCAACCACCTTCGGGTACTTCATCCTTCTTTGCTGCATAATCTTTCTCTAAGCAGAATACAGCTTCAATAGGTGTTCTGGCTGTCAGCTTATCAAATAACTGGTCAAAAGTCATACCTTCACCATCATTAGAATAAAGGTTCTCGGTACTACAGTTCCAGCTAATCTTTCTGGCTGCTTTAGACACCCATTTACCACCACTATCTTTTGAAGTGGTTTCTACTGTTTCTACGTTTATACTTAGTTTGTGGCTTGTTGCAAATGCTATAGATTTACCATCTATAAACAGCATCAAATCACCACCATTAATTACTTGTCCTGCCATTTGTCTTTATATTGAATGTAAGGTTCTGAATGAATGTATCTTCTATATAATCCTCATCTGCATTTGTCATTCTAATATCGTGTATGTTAATACCAGAATAGTTACCCTTCTTACCTTGTAAGGCATCCTTTACCAAGTCAGCAATTTCTATAGATTCATTGTACTTATCAGAAGCTATAACCACTTCCACATAAGTATCTTCACTATATATAAATCTATCCTTACTATCAGATGGTTCTATACTTGTTCTTCTATAAACAATGAATGGAAATGTAGTACCTGTATCAGCTATTAAAGGGTAAATTTTATGTCCTACACTATCTATAACCTTTGCATCATTACTAAGGATATTATAGATAGCTTTACCTACTTGTAAACTCATCGTCTGTTCCTATTAGCTATTCTCTGAATTGACTGGCTTATAAGGTTATCCATATTATCAAAGATTTCCCTTTCCTTATTGGCTTTAGCTGTTCTAAAGAAATGTGCTGCATTAATACTACCTCTATTGGCTGCTGCTCTCTGCCTTCTAATAGGATTCCGACCTCTAACAGATGCAGTATTACTACCAGTGGTTCTTCTAACTCTAGTACCAAGTTCAAAGAACTTCAATCTAAAGTCACCCATAATATGTACTTTAGCTTCTTCTCCGTTTCTATCGGCATTAGCTTTGATTCCACTTATTAAGGTCTTACCATTCCACCAGTTTCTACTAGAAGCTGCTCTGCCTAAAGTCTGCCTTAGCTGTCTTTTAGTTTCACCGACTAAGATACCAGCACCCTTTCTTAAAGCACTTCTATAGACCTGCCTTTGCTGTCTGCTTGTCAAATCTGCAAACATAGAAGTAACCTGTCTGGCATCTACTTCTATATTATTCATTTATCAATTCAGTTACTATGGTTATTGATTGCTTATATAATTCTCGGTTAATACTAAGAATCCTGTACTTATTGCCATTCCAAATAATTCGCATTTGCTCATTAACTTTGTGATATAGCCTTATAGTAAAGGTAACTGTATAGCAGTGGATTATTTCATTATTCTGGTTCTGTCTGTTTCCAGAATTATAAGTAACCTGCGCTCTGGTACTTATAGCATCCTTCCAGTCTATACCATTAGCCCCATATACATCTTTTAGTGTTATAGGTTCTTGTATGGTAATTGGATAATTTAATAGTCCTGCCCTCATTTTATTTCATAGTGTTTATAAAGTCCTATAAGGTATTCATAACTATAAGGCAGTTTAACTACCGAACCAAATGCTACAGGCTCTCTATTAGCATATAAGTTACCTATCATTAGTAACATAGCGTGAATTATAGCAGGTGGTAAAGCACCACCTGTTTCTAATTCATCTAAAGCTATGTCTAAATGTTTAGATACCGAATCCTCTGCTACAGCTATTAAGTCCAGAATGTACATATCATCTGCCCTAAAATCCTCATCTACTAGCAGGTGTTTCTTTGCTTGTTCTAAAGTTATATACATAGCTTACTACTTATTAAATAGACTATAATTAGGCTTTAAGAACCTTCTTAACAAATGCTTCTGCTCTTCTAGGCTTAGCATCAAAGTAAGCATTGATAACAAGTCTTACCTTACCGTTAGCAGCCTGTGTATATGGGTCAACGGTTAAATCAATTCCACCCCATTGACCAATAACCAAATCAGCGAAGTTACCATAAACAATGCCCTTACCTGCAACAGCAGAAGTACAAAGAACTGGATAACCGTTTACCTCATTACCTTCCATTATGAAAGAATTTTGATTCTTGGCAGTAGATTTTAATACAGCCTTGGCAGAAGGTGAAACAATAAACTTAATATCACCTCTTACATTCTTCTCACCCAATGTAGCTTCCATATTTACAAAGTCTGCATAAGTAACAGCAGCAGTATCAGCAGTTACACCGTTAAGCATACCAGCAGGTTGTGTAGCAGAACCAGCAGCAGTACCCAAAATAGTAGCTTCCAACTTATTAGAAATAGCTGCTACAATATCTCTCTTTAGCATTTCTTCTGCACTATTAGAATCTTGAATTAAGAATTGCTTAGATACATCAATGTAAGCAGTAAGTCTTTTAGGCTCTAGGTTTACTTCACTGAAAGTACCAGCACCATCAGAAGCAGCAGCTACTTCACCAGCCCAGCCTACATTTGAACCAGAATAAACAGGAATAGAAACATTACCTACAAGTCCTGTCATATAAGAAGCACCAGCCTGTGCCAATACTAAACTAGCTCTCAATGGTTCTAGAATACCCAACTTATCTTCTGCTACATTCTCCTGTCCTGCTGTAGCTACAGTAGCTTTAATATCACCTCTTTCTTCAATAGGAAGTACAATCTGTCCGCTATAAGATTGACCTGCCTTTCTCATTTCAGCGATACCAGCACCTACTACTTCCTGTGCTCTCTCATCTAATTGTCTGTTATTGGCTACATCATTGATAGCCTTTAAAAGTGAAAACTTTTCCTTCATAGTATTAGTTGTATGTGTTGTTTGTTTAAGGTTATCTTCTTCAATCTTCCTAATCTGAATATCTATATCTGCTACTTCTTTAGTAAGAGTTTCAAATTCTATCTGCTCGCCAGCATTTAGCTTTCTTACTTCCTTCTCTGCACCAGATATAATTTCCTCTGCTCTCTTTTTAAGCAGTTCCTTTTTGTCCAGTAGTTCTAAGGTGTTCATTAGTTTAACTTACTCCTAAGTCCAGCGAAGTAATCTTTTAAATCCTCGCTCTCTAAATCCTGCATCTTTCTTAATGCTACAGATGTATCTGGGTATGCTTCTTTATATACAGGTGATACATCGAATAATTCTTTGAAGCTATTGATAATTCTTAAATAACTACCATCTTCTTTCTTAGTCCAAGTATCTTTGCCAATAGTAAAGGCAAATGAAGAAGTACTAATATCCCCCCTTCTAAGACCTTCTAACAGTTCATCACCTAAAGCAGTGTTAGGTGCTTCAAACCTGTATTTAAGTCCAGTATCATCTATAGTTAATTCTAGGCTTCCAGTACCATATTTAGACCTGGCTAATATACCTCTGTCCTCATTATGGTTCAGTAAACAAAGTATATCAGACCTTTCTAATATACCTTCTAAGGCTGTAGGTTCTATTACTTCAGTAAAGCCACCTAAATCCCTAGATTGCTTACCGAATACTAAAGCATAGCCTTCTACTGTTCTGGAATCCATCTTTACAATTTCATTACAGTTTCTTAGTTCTCTCATAGTGTTGTTATTATTCTAATAGAATCCAACCAGTATTATCTATCTTAGTCTGTAATGCAGCTACCTGTTCCTTTAATAGCTTGTTCTGTTCCTCTAAGGATTCAACATACTTTCTTAATGCAGAATCATCATAGTTACTAAGTCCAGCCAGTTTCTGCTTCTCTGGTGTTGTATAATCTTCTGTAGATAACTGCTTACCATTTACCTTGTCAACTTTGGTATTAACAACATCTTTAATACCTTGTAATTCATTCTGTAAATCGGTTTGCTTAGTAATATCACCTTCTACAGTTCCCCATACAGCATTAACTGTACTACCAATCTTGGCACTGATTCTATCCAGTTCTAATACTCCTTCTTTAGTTGCTCTCTGTAGTCCCATTACTTCAAATAATAATTAGTCTGCCCTTTAACTACCTCGTCATAATAAGCATCATTGAACATAGCATTAGGACTTTTAAAGCTGTAGCTGTAATAGATTAGTCCAGATTGTAGCTTATCTAGGTCAGATGAATTAATAACCGCTTTATCTATTCTATCTTCTTCTACTATACCAGTCAAATCACCACCTTTAAAACTACATTCTATAAACTCTGCTGGGTTTGTGGTGTAAAGCCTAAGTATAAATTCAGAAGTGTTTCTTACCCTAAAGGGAATACCGTCCTTATCTTCCAACTTAATATTGAATACTAAGTCAGTTCCCTTGTAAATTGTCTGTATCATTGATTATATTGTTATTAGATGGAATGTTATTAGCAGCATTTTTAATCTCCATTAGATTAACCTGTATAAAGTGAGAATCCCCACCATCTATAGCAGGTAAATCCAACTGCTTTCTAATCTCATTGGCACTAACCACACCGATATTAAATAGTGTATTGTAATAGTTTGCTAAAGACTGCTTGTCTGCTCTTAGTAATACAGAAGTATCAAATCTTACATCTATTCTACTTCTTTCAGAAGGCTTATACAGCTTCCTTTCAAACTCTAATTCTATCTTCTCTAGTAATGGTGATAATGTATCAGTAAGAAAAGCTAGCTGGGTAGCCTCAACAGTACTATAACTGCTCTTGGATAAGTCAAATGCTTTAACTGGTGATACTCCGAAGAACCTACAAATATCAATTACATTAAACTGTCTGGTTTCTAATAGTTGTGCATCAGCAGGATTCACTGTAATAGGTTGAAAGTCCATATTACCTTCTAATACAGCCACACCATTAGGTGTACCAGTAGTAGGACTAAAAGCAGTCTGCCAGCTAGTTTTTAAATCTACCTTCTGCTTACCAGTTAAAGTAGATTGTACTTTAAGAATACCAGCCAGATTAGCACCACCTTTAAAGAATCCTTGTGCGTGTGATTCAGAATCTGTAGCCAGTCCTAAAGTCTGTCTAGCGTGTTGTAAAGTACTGATTCCAGTAATACCATCATAACTAAAGTTCAGTATATGAATCATATTGCAAGGCTCTACCAGTCCTTTAATACCTACAACACTATATCTAATTCCGTCCTTCTGTTCAGTAATAGTAACATAATCTGGCTGTAAATAATGAAGTGCTACTGCATCTCCTTTAGCATCTCTTTCTATATAAGCATATCCATTACCTTTAAGCAGTGTACTTACTATCAAAGTCTTTATGAAAGTAAACCTGCTCATCTTATTGTTCGGCTCTTTGTTCAGTAAGTAGTAGGTAGGATGCTTAATAAACTTTTCTTTATAACCAGAATCATTAATGTAATATGGTTCTAATGGGAGCTGTGCTACCGCATCACTAATAACATCTACACATCTATATACTGTAGATAATAGCATAGCCTTATTAGTGGTATAGCCGCCATTCATATTATACATTAACGAATCACAGAATAACCCTCTGGTTTCCTGTTCTGGTTCTTTCTTTTTTAACCAATTAGTAAAAAGTCCCATTATATTGTGATTATTTCATTGCTAAATCTAGGATTCCGCAAAAACATACCTAAAGCCTGTATCATTGCTATAGTTCCATCTATCTTCTTCTTATCTACTGCCTTATTCGGTTTAACATTACCATTATAATCAGACTTCAAAGTAACATTTCTAAAGCAGTACCTATTTATTTCATTGTTATCAATAACTGCCTTACCAGATAGTATTAGCCTTTCCAGTTCTCTAGTAGGCATATTAAAGTTACCTAGTGTTTGTGGATATTCTTCTAATGGTAGTCCCTGCTCTGTAGAATCTATAGCCCATTGTGTAGCATTATACTTGTCATATCCTACAGACTGGATATTAACTACATCAGCATATCTAAGCATATCAGCAGTTATATAGTCATAATCGGTAACATTGCCACTGGTAACAGTAAGATACCCCTGCTGCTTCCAGTATTTGTAAAGTTCCTTATCTGCCTTATCCTTTAATGCCGATTCTGGAAGATAGTAATGTGTTTTGAAGTAGTAAGTACCATCCTGCACAACTAAATAAGCTACAGCAGTCAAATCCGAAGTAGCAGCTAAATCCACACCTACATAGCAATCCATACCAGCAAACTTATTAAGGTTTACTTCCTGACTGCACTTAATAATATAGTCCTCTGGTAGCCATACATTAGAACTGTCACACCATAAATTCAAAGTCTTAGTTTTAACTCCGACTTCATCAGCAGGGTTATTTATTGCCTGTTGTACCTGTCCCCTAATGTATTTGGAAGTTACTGTAATATCCAAGTTTGGCGCACATTTAACCCAGTTCTTTTCATCTCTCCAATCATCATCAGTATCTAAAGAATAGATAGCTATAAACATTTCATCATCTACCTTTAAACCGTTCAGCACCTCTATAGCTACGGTTCTTAATTGGTAACAGGGTAAAGTCTTATCGAAGCCAGCAGTAGTAATAGTACAAAGATGTGGATTCATTCTCATTCCCATACTGGACTTAATAACATCACGTACTTTACTATTCTTAGCAGCGTGATATTCATCCAATAAACCAAAGCTGGCATTAAATCCATCCAGCTTACTATCATCAGCAGCCAATACTTTCAATTTGGAATTAGTAAGGTTAAACAGAATATCTGCTCTATAGGCTGTAAGATACTTACCTTTAGAATCCAGTCCCTTACTAAACTTGCTACACATATCAAAGGCTATCTTAGCTTGTTCTTTACTATTAGCAGCCAGTAATACTTCTGCACCATCTTCACCATCAGCTATTAAATAATACAAGCATAAAGCAGCAGCTAAAGCTGTCTTACCCTGCTTTCTACTTACTTCTATATAGCTGCTAGTATATCTTCTGGTAGTAGTTCCCTTCCAGTAGAACCCAACTATATTAGCTATTATAAACTGCTGCCATCCTTCTAAGGTGAATGGTTTACCAGAATGTTTACCTGTATAATGCTTCAATGTGCTAATGAATAGAATGGCTCTATCTACCTTATCCTCTTTAAATTCCAAATCATCCCTTTGCAGGTCATTCTGGAATCTCTTACAAGCCAGCTTAATAGTTTCCCCTGCTATTATTTCACCATTAAGAACCTTACTACAGTATTCATAGTAAAGCCTAGTATTCATTTTATTTTTCTATATTTCTTAAAATGTGGGCTATAACATCTACAGTCCAACCATCACCTAAAACATCTGCTGCTTCATTATCAGTAAGCATATCACAATATCCTTTAGGCATAGTTTGCAATCTTTCTCTTTCAGCTTTAGTTAAATATCTAACACCATCAAAAACATCACTGGTACAAACCATATCTTTCGCAGGCATTCCCTTAAAATGCCCATCATAGTATTCTTTACATTCTTCATAATGTTCTTGATTTTTAAATATCAAGGTAGTAAAGCCTAATGTACTTCTATGATACATCTTTACAGGTGTTCGTAATGGTCTAGAATCAGACACTAATAAGCATCTAGATTTAGCTAAAGGTGAATATCCCGAATCTAGAATATCATTCATATTAACCCCCTTATCAGCAGGAACAGATACATTAGGAATATTAGTCCAGTATAATCTAGGTCTACTTTGTGCAGAAAGTAATTTACTATTTATAGCTATTGGTTCAACTCCTAGAAGCTCATTTATCTTAGCTTCATCCGCTTTCTTCATTTTTACATTCTCCAATAAGAAATACTTTGGTTTTAATTCTCTAAGTAATCTTAGGTAATGATAGAACAAAGAACTCTTTTCTCCCTCTAAACCATTTCTTGTTAAATTTGCACTACTAAAATCCTGACAAGGGCTACCACCTATAAGTAAATCAATTTTAGGCAATTCTTTAGCTTCAATCTTTGTTACATCTCCTAATTGAATAGTATTGGGGTAATGCGCTTGTGTTACTTTAATAGCTATTGGTTTAATCTCGCTTGCATAGTAATTATCTACTTTAATTCCTGCTCTTTCTAAAGCTATCTGTCCGCAACTTATACCATCAAACAAACTTAGCACATTCATTACCTAGTTTCCTTTCCTTCCTTTATAAACTGCTCAAATGGGTTATATCCGTCCTGTTCTACTTTAGGCAATTTAGTTCT